GGGAAGCTGTAGAGGAGCCTGAGGTCTCTCCTGAGGACCGCGCCCGAGAAGCAGTGCAGGAGCAGCTGGAGGATGCCGCAAAGCAGCGTAAGGGCGCCTTTCTGGAAGTCAACGTCTCCCGCAACAAAGGCATCGTGGCCCAGCTCTCGGCCCTCACCGGCCAAGTGACCCGCCTCGCTCTCGCTGTCGAGAACTTGCTGGAGCAAGCCTACGACTTCCGCACGCAGCCGGGCGATATGGGCGGAGAAGAGCCTGAGGTCGGGTACACCGATCAGGACCGATTCGACATCGATGAGGCTCTGGAGCAGGCTAAGGACCTGGAGCAGGAAGGGGATCACCACTGATGGATAGAAGAATGTTTCTGGGGCTCATCCCCACAGCTGTGGTGACCGGGAAGGCCATGGATGCCAACTATGCCAAGAATGAAGGCCCCGTCTACAAGGGCTATCGGATCTGGGAGTGGACGGGCTGGAAACCGGCCCAGGGCAACTCAGTCTACGTTGGACAGTGGCTGGCAGCTCCTCTGGATGCCACCGGCCACTATATGGCCCTCGAACAGCTCAATGACGTCAGGCCTCTCCTGTACGTCTCCGTGCCTGGGGCTGCGGAGTCATACAGAGCTGGAGGGACCTTCGACATCACCTGCTACGAAGGTCAGAAGATGATCGAGAGGAGGACTACCGAGCATGTCAAGGAAAGAGAGCGCAGAAAGGGTCTCAGACGGATGTTTCGGCTGATCGATGAGACGGTGAAGAGATAGATGTACTCCCCGAAGATCGTAGACCGCAACATCGAGGCCTACATGGCCAAGCACAAGATCACCCTGAGGCCCATGACCGTGGAAGCTTCCAAGGAGTGGGTGGAGCACCTGAACAAACTCCGCAATGACGAGGGTGAGCTCCAGCGCACTCTCAACTCCGAAGAGAAGCAGATTATTCACAACGAGGTTGCTCTCTCCCGGCTCGACTTCCGATATTGGTCCAATCGCTACTGCACCATCGCTTACGACGGCGTAGAGGGCGGGGGGGTAGGTCTGTTCAACTTCTGGGAGGCCCAGGAGATCATTCTCACCCACTTCGCCCGAATCGAGGAGGAGAACTATGACGCGAAAGACCAGGGCTACCCCGTCGATGGCATCCGTGTGGTGGATCACAAAGCGCGTCAACTCGGAGGGACGATGTTCGCACGCGCTTGTGGAATGCACCGGCTCACACTTTACCGTGATATACGAGCAATGGGAGCGTCCGTCGATGAAGACAAGATCCTCGAACTCTACAACCGAGACAAGCTGATCTGGGACAACCTGCCCTGGTGGATGCGGCCCAAAACGGGCTACGACGTAAAGGCAGAGCACCTCTCCTTCGAGGCCCTCAACTCCGCCGTCCTCTACCAGCACTCCCGGATGCAGTCCGGCCTGGGCCAAGGTCGTCAGTTCGACTTCGGCCACCTCACCGAGTGCGCCTCCTGGCCCTATCCCCGCATGATCGAGCTGGATTTCTTCCCCACCCTGCCCCAATCCATCTACACCATGTGCATCCTGGAATCCACAGCCCAGGGCCGGGGCAACTGGTGGCATGAGTTCACTGAAGGCGTTAGAAGTGGCCACCAGCGAGGCTGGCACTACATCTTCGTCCCTGTCTACGCTGAGCAGAAGAAGTACCGTGCCCGTGTCCCTGAAGGCTGGCACCCGGCCGCGATGACCAACAAGTACGCCCACAAGATCATCGAGACCTCTGAGGAGTGGCTGGGCAAGATTTACACCCCTCCAGACGAGCATCTCTACTGGTGGGAGATGGAGCGCGACTCGGCCGTCAAATCCGGCGTCCTGAACATCTTCCTGACCAACTACTGCGCCACCCCCGAGGAATCCTTCCAGCACACCAACCAGTCCGCCTTCCCCCCTGAGGTCCTCGAAAAACTCCGCCTGGATACCTCTGTCGGCAAACCCTTCGATTTCGTCCCCACCGCCGTGGGCTCTATTCAGTGACCTGCTTCGACTGCGGCAAGCGCAAGAACAAGGGGATCCCCGTGATCGAGCTCGTGGACGGTACCATCCGCAAAGTCTGCGTCAAGTGCTGGTTGAGGAACTGGAAGGATCCCTGGATGCCTCACACTGCGGCTAAGTTAAAGGTATGATGGGTCCATGGCCGAGAAGGCTAAGAAAAAGAAGAAAACTACAACGCCTCCGCTCCCTTCCGCTCGACCACCCCGGAAAAGTGTAGCCTTTGAGCCTTCAGCACGGCAAGAGAGAGGGAGTCTGCTGAGCTCTCGTGCTCCTTCCGCCTGGCCACCCCCTGCACCTCCTCCCCCGGAACCAGTCGCACCTCCCCCGCTCCAAACTGCTCCTGCTCATATGACCCTCGAACAGCGAGCTGAGCATGACCGCATCGTCAAAGAGTCCCAGGATATAGAGGCTGAGCGCCAGAAGGGCTTCTTCGAGAGCGTACTGGATCCCATCCTCCCCGATCCAGAAAAGAAAGGGTCACTGTGGGGCTACTACGGTGGGGTCACAACTCCCGCCAGGAGAGGAGAAGGGCCCACCTTTGCAGAGACGCTGGAACCCCTGAAGATCTTCGATGTGGTGGGCCGTGGAATTCGTAAACTCGTCACCGGCCTCCCTGAAACCCAGCTCGCTGCCCCAGGCGAAGAGAGCCGCCTCATCGGGAACATCGTCACCGACATGCTCACTGATCCCCTCCTGGTGGTGGGTTTTGCCAAAGCCGGAGCTGCGGGGATAAGAGGGATTCGTAGCCTCCTGGACGACGTAGTCAGTGCTGGACTGGCCGGGCAGGACCCAGGTGTCGCTCAGATGTTCAGCCGGGTCCGCCCCGAGCAGCTTGACGAGCTCGCCGTCGAGCTCCAACAGGGTCTCCTTGATGCCGGAATCAAAAGGCTCCCACCCAATTTCCAGCGCGCCTTAACCCGCTCCTTAGCTCCAGGTGGCGCAATAGCTGACCAGAGAGGTGCCCTCCACCCTGCCTATGAGGGCCTGTTCATAAAGAGCCAGTCGGGCATGTACAGCCAGATGGGACGTGCCTTAGAGCAGAAGCTCCCTGGGAGAGCCAGCCCAAAGGAGATGAGGGAGCTAGTCAACAAGTTCTGGCAGAAGGGGGACTATAAGAAGGCTGAGCTGGAGTGGAACGGGTTGGATCAATGGCTCACGGCCAAACACAACACTTACCCCAACACAAAGCTCACCAAGGAGGACGTCCTTAACTACGTCAGGGGCAACGAGCTGGAGGTCAAGATAGTAACCAGGCAGGGGACCGAGGCTTCTGGGCAATACAGCTCCTACGTTGAAGGAGATCCCGCCAACTGGTCAGATTACCAGGAGGTCCTCATAACGCTCCCTGGACGAGAAGCCCGCTACTCGCAGCACTTCTCAGACGATACCTTAGCCCATTTCCGCACCGTTGAGCGCAAATTCAAAGATCCTGTCACTGGAGAAGAAAGGCGCCTCCTTTTCATCGAAGAGATCCAGAGCGACTGGCACCAGAAGGGACGCCAGCTGGGGTACGCCGAAGAGGGCGATGTGTTAGCGCGGAGCGATGAATATGAGGAATTTAGGGAGCTTTTCGAGGAGGCGGAGGGGAACTACGAGGTCCTGCAAGATGATTACGGGATGTCGGTTGACGATGCCTATTACCAGCTCGAAGAGGCGAAAACGCGGCACGCAGACATCGAGTACGACCTCGAAACAACTCAGACAGATTGGAACGATCTGGATATGGAGGCAGACGACATAGTAAACGAGCTGCAAGAGGAAGCGGATGCCATCCTGGCTGAGTCCGAGAGGCAGATGGAGCTACCCGGAACTCCTAAACGCGAACCTCCTCCAGACGTCGAAATACCCGAAGAGATGCAGGAACGGCTCGACGATCTGCAGATGAAGATCGACGACCTGGAAGGTGATCTCCGAGGGGCGGAAGACGAGCTGAGCGATGCAGAAAGCGCACACGACACCCTCCAAGAGGCCGACGAGCAGTTGACCGATGCCCGTAATGACTTTGAAGGGGCGGATGAAACTCCAGAAGAAGGAGGTAAACCCCCGCCAGCCCCCTTCGGCAAAACCTGGCCTGAGCTGGCTTTTAAGCGAATACTTCAGAAGGCTGTCGATGACGGCTACGACACCATCGCTTGGTCCAGGGGCCAGGTTCAGGCGGATCGCTACAACGCTGCCATGCACATCGAGGATATCAAATGGACCAAGGGCACCGGTGCCAGCAAGAAGGGCGTGCAGGAAGAACAGTACTTCCTCGAATTCCGAACCAAAGCGGATATGGAGGCGAACATCACCACCAACTGGAGGCAAGCGACGGCCCCAGCAGACACCCTCGATGATTGGGTGGGGAGGAAAATAGGGGACAAGATGCGAGCTGGGGAAAAGGAGGGGCTGCTAGAAAATGAAGAGCTATGGCTGGGCGGAGAAAAGCTCAGATTCTTCTACGATGGCGAACTGAGAAATGTTGCCAACAAGCTGGTTAAGAGATTCGGGGGCAAGGTGACCAAGGAGTCCATGGGCCCCACTTTCCAGATCGTGGAGATCCCTGCAGACCCTGGCACCTTTGTCTCCTGGGCCGATAAGGAAATCCCGCGCCTCAGGTTGCAGCGAAACGCGCTTCTAGCTCAGGAAAAAAAATTAACTGCCCTGTCCCCACCATCCAGTTACAGGCCGAAGATGCACCATCAAGTGACGGTGCTGCAGAGGAAGGGAGCTGAATTGTCGAACAGGAGGTCCATGCTGATAGCAGGGCAGGCTAGGGTCAACGCGGGAACAGGGCTCGACAAGATAGATCCGACTATCATCGAAGCATTCAAGAAGGCGAACCCCAACCTGGAGATGAAGTACGGGATAACGGATCCCTCCAACAGGACAAGGACAGGGAAAATGGTGTTTGACACTCTGGAGGAGGCCCAGGAAGCATCAGCCCCTACGGTCAACACTATCCGTATCACCCCCAAGATGCGTGAGGCCATTGTAGAGCGCGGTTTTCCTCTCTACCAGATCCTTATGGGAACCACCGGCGCTGCTGCTGCTGGCACTGCAGCTACTGCCGAGGCTATGTCTGCCCACAAGGAAGGCCAGTAATGGCTCCAGATACCCTCCCTATCGGGAATTTCGGCCATCTCATGCACGCTCACATCGCGGATCGAGATCCCCGTGGTGTGATCTGGATCTACGAGCCCCCTGATCCTCGCGCCACCTACTTCATGGGGATCGATCCCACCAAGGGAATCACCGCCTGGTCCCGAGAGCTCCGTACCCGTGACGACCTGCGAACCGACAACGGCGCCATCGAGATCATCAAGAAAGGGCGTAACGGCAAGAAGGACAAGCAGGTCTGTGAGTACGCCGGTCCCCTGGATCCTTATGACCTGGCTGTCCTGGCCAATGCCTTAGGGCGCCTGTTCTGCGGCGACAACGAGGACGGCCAGTGCCTGTGCATCCCCGAGGTGTGGCCAGGCCCAGGTCTCCCTCTCTTGCGCGAGCTCATCAACCGCTTCGGGTACACCAACATCTACATCTGGCGCTATGTGGACAAGCTCACCCCCAAGCTCACCACCTCTCTGGGCTGGTATTCCAACGAGAAGACCGTCCGCGACCTGTGGATCCGGGGCACCCGTCACATCATCCACGAGCGTATCGAGCTCTACAGCGAACCCCTCGTCGAGGAAATGACCGATTGCGAGGAGGATCCCATCAAAATGATGGGAAAGGCCATCTACGGGAAGCACGATGATCGCGTCAGAGCCCTCCTCATGGCCATTTGGGCTGCCCACGACTGGTCCCTGGACGTGGAGACCATCACCACTATGGATACCGAGCCGGACAACTCCCCCAACTGGCAAGCCAGCGACTGTTCCGTGGAACAGATGGCCGAGCGCTGGGAAGACCGTTTCGCCTCGATGATCGAAGACTAAGTTATCCTGTCTTTGGAGCCCACCTCTGCCCTTTCTAAGATGCCCCTTGGGACAGGACATCCAAGATCACGGTGGGTTCCGTTTATACTGGATCTGAAAGGAGCAGTTCTATGCAAAACACTCAGATCCTGTCTCTCACCCTCCCAGTCGATGTCATTGAATTATACGAGGCGCAGGCCAAGGAGGAGGGCAAAACCCTGGATGAGGTCATCACCAAGCGCCTTTTCTTGTGTCGCCAGCATAATGCTAATAGGGGCGTCTACTTCAATGACGCTGATCGCTCTGAGCTGGAGAAGCTGACCGGTGGGCGTATCGTCTATGAAGCTTCAGACGCCCTCAAACGAATCCGCAACCAGCAGTCCATCCGCCTGGGGAACACCCAGGTCACTTTGGCCCCCACCCTCCTCACTCGATTGAAGAGCCGGTGCTCCAGGGCCATGGACTTCAAGACGTACCTGCGTAAACAGGCCATCGAGGGCCTGGAACGTACAGCCAATATGAGGTGATCTATGGGTCAAGGACCAACAGCTGTACCTGAGGAGCCCAGAACTAGGAGCCGTCTTGGGGAGATCATTGCGGCACGCAGGGAATCCCTGGAGGCTAGAAGAGCCGAAAGAGAGGCTCGAAGAGAGGCTGAGTCCAGAAGACTCCAGCAGGCAGTGAGAGCCAGATCTGGGGGACAGCTTACTGCAGCTGAGGCGGCGAGAGTAGCTGCGTCGGCAATAAACAAGGCAGGGAGTTTCAGGAGGCTCATACCTCCACAGGCGAATATTGCGAAACCTGGGCGGCGTAGCCTCCCCAAGCGACTCACTTCTGAAAAGAGGGGACGGATGACAAAACGAGGAGGCATGTCCCTCGGGAGATGACTATGGCTACTACAAGACCCAAGCTCAAATCCAATCTGTTTGTCACTGAGGCCGAGGTCTCTCGCAAGCACCAGATCTCTGCTCGCCGCCTGGGGAGGCCCAAGCAGCTCAAAAGCACAGGCATGAACCAACGCCGGGTGCGGGTACAGAACCCCAGATGAGCGGCACGGAGCCTACTTATGAGGGACACACTCCCTGCCCCGACTGCGGTCTCTACCTGGAGGTCGGTGACTGGCCCTGGTGTCCTCACGGGTCCACCCTCAAAACTCCTTACCAGGTCCACGCCAAAGATCGGGTTGTGGTTTTTGAGAACCCCGCCACCGGCGAGATCCGCTACCCAGGCAGAAATGACGTCCCTGTCCCCGAGCGCTATGCCAAGCAAGGGTTCGTCCGCAAGGAGCTCCCCACCCTGCGCGCCGTAGAGAAGTTCGAGAGGGAGCACGGGGTCCGCAACGACCTGATGCACTACAACGCAGGAAACTCCGCTGACCAGGAAAAGCCCACTCCGCCCAAGCGCCTCTCAGAACGAGCGAAGCTGCAGATGTGGAAGGACAGCGTGGCAGAAACCAAGCAGGAAGCAGGAGGCTAGATGGCTTCGATAATCCCCAGACTGGACAGAGACAAGATGAGCTCGGTCCCCGCTGCCGACTACCAGCACCGTGTCATCGGCTGGGCCACTGACGCCATCACTGAGGGTACTGCCTTCCTGAAGGCTCAACCCCAGTATGACCGCATCGCTCCCACCATCATGGCCATCAATGGGGACTTTGATCAGCCCTTCGGCCGGGTGCTCTCCTCGACCAATCTGAACCGCTTTGGCAAGATCGCACTAAACTTAGTCGCCGGGCTAACAGACACTAAACCCTTCTGGGATTACAAAACCTTCAATCCCCGATTTAGGGAGACAGCTGACATCTTGGGCAAGCTCTCCCAACATTGGTGGCAGGGGAGGATGATCGACCTCCGATTCGCTGACGCTATCAAATATGCCTGCGCTGCTGGCACCGGATGGTGTCATCACACGGGTTGGAATACTGAGACAGAAGACCTCGATATACTAGCCGAGGATCCACGCGATGTACTACCCATTAGACCAGCATCATATTATTCTATCCAGGATGCGATGGGGGTCATTGTCCGGCGCGAGAGGACAGTCGGCTATGTCCGCGCCAAATACCCCGAGTGCGCCCATCTGATCAAGGCAGATCGGGACGGATCTTTCCAGGCTTCAGCTGGTGCCTCCCGAGCCAACCGTCTGCTCTCATCGCTCAACGCTCAGCTCTCCCCCTTCCATGCCAATCTCCTGGCCGAGCGAGCTGCCCAACGCATCGCCAGGATCCCCACAGTCGATATGTTCACCCTCTACGTCAAGGATCCGGCCATCAATGAGTCGAAAGTCCCCTTGCTGATGGGTGAGGCAGATAAGAACTGGGCCTATGTTGTGGATCCTGGTAAGCCTCTCTACCCCAGACGCCGTATGGTGGTCTTCACCCGCACGGCCATCATGTACGACGGGCCCAACCCCTTCTGGCACGGCCTCTTCCCGTTGAACAAGCTCACTCTGGACCCCTGGCCGTGGACCTGGCTGGGCAAGGCCCCCCTGTGGGACATCCTCCCGCTCCAAAAGTCTCTCAACTCGACTATCCGCATCATCGACGATCACAACCAGCGCGTGGCCGAGCCTGGGATCATGGGTGACAAGAACGCTCTTTCCCGCCGAGGGATGAGGAAGATCAACACCCGGCGTCCTGGGCTGAAGTTCTCCTACAACCCCATCTCCGGCAAGCCCGCCCAGGTGCTCTATGAGCCGCCCTTGGACCCTTCCATCCAGAATCACGTCGCTTTCCTCATCGAGCAGATGGATGACATCTCTGGCGTCAGGGACCTCTCCAATCTGATGAAGCTGAACCAGCTCCCGGCTGCGGACACCATCGAAAAGATCACCGAGAGTATGACCCCGGCCAACCGGCTCCGCTCTCGCTACATGGAGGCCTTTATTCGCGAATTCGCCATGATGACAGCCTCCAACTTCTTCCAGTTCTACACCATGCCCATGAGGCTGGCCATCCTGGGCCCCCAGGCCATTGTCTCTGAGGACTTCGACTTCGATCCAGGCACCCTGGTCCCCGACTATGTGGCTGATGAGGACTTCGGAGCTGCCGGGAACATCACCATGGAGGCCCTCAAACGAGGCCCCACGCCCCGAGTGGATCGAGCCACACACTTCCTACGCTATTTCACCTTCCACATCGCCCCCGCGTCTCTGCTGGCCTCCAGTGAGATCGAGCGCAAGCTCCTCTATCTCTCCCTCTCCCGAGCCGGTCTTGTCGACCACTGGACGCTGCTTGAAGTCATGGGTATAGACAACGTCGGAGAGGCCCCCACTGGGGCTAAAACAATCACTGAAAGGCTAATGGCTGAAGCTGAGATGGGGCTGGGCATGAACATCTCACCAACCGGCCGTAAGGCCTCAGGCCAGACCATGCCTCGCATGACTATGAAGGAGAGCTAGAATAGAACCATGTCTGTTTACGATGGAGCCCAACAAGTTGTCACATCAGGTGTCCCGGTAGCCCTCAACGATGACGAAGGTGGTGGCCGTGAGATGTGCAGGACGGTACTGGTCACTGCCCTCATCGGCAACGCGGGAACGATCTGGGTGGGGGGATCCACCATCGCTGTAGGGAGGGGAACCCCTCTCAACTCCGGCGACACGATGACCTTTCCCCCGCACGAGATGAACATCCACGATCTGGCCCAGATCTTCCTGGACGCGAGCATCGATGCCCAAGGAGTGAGCTATACATTTATTCGCCGCTAGGCTGGGGATCCTTCTCCTGTTTCTGGCACCAGTGCTGGCAGCAGATGAGGAAAAGGTCCCTCTGAACAAAGAATCCGCTCAGGCCCTGGAGCTCCTCGTCGTCAAGCAACAGCTCGCCTCAACCCAGCTCCAGCTTCTGCAGGAGAGGCTCTATCAGCAGTACCTGAAACAGGAAGGTGCTGTGGACCTGGTGAAGCAGATCAGTGACCTCCAGGCGGAGACCAACGCCCTGGTGCAGGACGTCTACAAGGATGCTGATCTGTCCATGGAGGAATACTCCTTGAACCTGGAGGCCATGATGTTCGAGCGCATCGCAACGGAGGAGCCAACCGAAATAGCCGAAGTAGGGGGTCAAGAATGAAGGAAGTATTACGAGTCTACTGGTTTCTGCTGTTTCTTTTCCTTGTGACCTCTCTGGCTCATGGCCAGGTCAGGAGGGACTCTGCTTCTCGTATCCGTTTCGGCCCTACAGTCCCCGCCACCTGTAACCCCGGCATCGGCCAGGTCTTCTTCATCATCGATCCAGGCACTCCCTTAGGGATGCAGCAGTGTCTTGCTACGGACACCTGGAGTCCCATGGTGGGGAGCATGTCAGGCGCTGGCGCTAACAACCAAGTGGCTGTCTTTACTGGACCTGCGGAGATCGAGGGCACCGTTGCCTTCACCTTCGACAGCTCGACTGGACTTCTAGGGCTGGTGAACGATACCGCCTCAATCAGGCTAGGGGCTTCAGCGGATGCCCAGATCCACCGAGGAAATGCTGCCGACATCGTCGAACAGAGGCGCGGGACCAACAACCAACAGTGGAATATCTACGACACCTTCACAGACTTCTCGACCTATGATCGGCTGTCCATCTACGTCGGCGGCGGTCCCCCTGTGAAGATTTTTGCTATTGAAGCTGAATCTACTGATGCCGGGACAGGAGGGATCGATCTGCGTCTCGAAGCGCTGCCTGGTCTCAGTGGTGGTGTGGTCAGACTCGTGACAGGCACAGCTTCAGTGCAGCTCGGCCTGGGCTCCTTCAATTTCTCCCCTGCTAACACCATCTCTGTACTCAATGTGAACAATTTCGGTGGGGGCGGGACCATGGATTTGGGGCTTGCCCAGACCACCACCCAGATAGGTATTGACCTCAGAATCGCCTCTATCCAGCCGGGTACGGGCCAGCGGGACTCTCATTCGTTCAATATGTCTGGGCGATCCGATGACGGCAATCCCTTCGAGGCTCAGTGGAAGACGCAGGTCGTAATGGACTCAGACTCAGGGGACTCGTCCTGGGTCCTCTCTGAAAGGGTCAACTGTTGCCCTTCTTTCGTTACTGCGATGCAGGTCACCAACACCACCTCCAACCCTGGGCAGTTTACGCTCCCCCATCGGGGCCCACACTCCTTCGGGATAGCGATAGATTTCCAGCACCAGTTCACCTTCGGCAACGACTATTTCCCAGTGCTCGGAGCTGACCTGACAGGAGTTAAGTTCCGGCTTGAAAACAATGTCATCGGTGCAGCAGGAATGACGACTTCGCTCTATGGGATGGACCTGGATATCGGCGTGAACACCCAGGCTGCTTCAGAGAGCATTGCAGACATAGCCACTCTTAACCTCGAAGAGCCTGGTATCAACGATCTGCTTACAGGCGGAGGGCTCATCACCCAGGCGGCGACATTGAGGATCGGCGGGGCTCCTACGGAGGGCGTGGCCAACTTTGCGATCCTGGTGGAGAGCGGCCTATCCCAATTCGGTGGAACTATTCAGGCCCTAAACTCCGCCGCCTTTGGCTTGTTGAACGAAACTGCCAGTGGAACGAATCCCACTTTGCTTCCCAGACGTTCCGAGCTGGACAACGGTATCGGTTCACTCAGTGTGCAAACAATCAATATTATCACCAACTCTGTAAGTCGAATGCAGTTCAGCGAGACTAGAATTGAAACGACTCTGCCCCTACAAGGTGCCGCTGCCTCTGCCTATGCGGTACTGAATGAAGCGGCATCCGCGACCAACCCGACTCTCATTCCAAGTAATGGCGCTTTCACAACAGGTATCGGTGGGGTTAGTGGGGAGATTTCCCTTATCGTGGGCAGTGTCGAAGCGGTGAACATCGACAGTGCTGGCGTTGTAATTACGGGCAATCTAGCTGTCTCAGGTGCAGGGCCACATTCGATTGCTGGAGTTACATCTGGGGCCATCCAGCTCCTCATCGGGTCCACCTTCACCTCAGATGGGTCCAGCGATATCGCTTCAGGCATATTTCATACTCCAGCCATCGTAGGGGCTCCTGGCGATACGACTTCGCTTACAGGGACCACCCTCACGGCTGGAATCACCACCCAGACCGCAACGGAATCCATCTCCACTATTTCTCAACTTCAGATTAACGAGCCCTTCATCACTGACAATCTCACGGGGAGCATCCTCACCGCGCAGACCTTGCTTATCAACGGCACTCCGACAGAGGGCAACCTCAACCTTGCGCTACGGTCCACTGGCGAAGGGGGGATGCTGATTCGAGGACAGCAGTTTCAACTCGGTGTGTCTTCGATGCTGAACAACACCCAGGTCAGGATTGCCGGGGCTACTTTTACCTCAGGGGGATTCACCGACGAAGCGTCCAAATTCAGGGTAGAAGGGGTCATGACTGGAGCCCCAGGCGACACGGACTTCCTTGCAGCCATCTCTGTCCACATGACCACTATCGTCACTCAGACGGCCACTGAGACTATCGACGACATCACCACACTCAAACTCGACGAGCCGATCATCACAGATAACCTCACAGGGGACATCACCAATGCCTCTACCCTGTTGATCACTGGCGCTCCCACAGAGGGAGTCAGTAACTTTGCGATTCTGGTTGATTCTGGAGCGACTCTCCTGGGCGGGCCTTTGGAGCACACCGGCACCACCCTCGGCTTCTTCAGCACCACCCCGGCTACCCAGCCTGCAGCCTACACCCGCAACGCGACTATCGTAGAGTCCCGCACTCTCCTGGCCTCAGCCTCAGCCACCGCCCTCAACAACAACAATGTGCTGGCTGCTCTGATCGCAGATCTCCAATCCTTAGGGCTGATCCAGTAATGGCAAAACTGATCAACACCAGCAGACTAGCTCGCAAGGATCTCCAGGCCGCTGGGCATGAAATAAAGCATGATCGCCCCCGCATTTTGACCCACACAGCCCGCAAATTCGGCCCCAAACGGGCCGAGAAGCAGAGAGTGGCCATGCTACTATCGAAAGCAGAACGTAGAGGACAACAACGTCGGCAATTAAGCCGAAGGAGGAAATCATGAGTCCTTACAAAATGGGTGTCGTTAACACGCCCACCGAGCAGAACTATCCCGGCTACTCCAGTAACCACGGATGGGGAATGGCCAAGGGTGGAGGCGGCAAAATGAAAATGGGTGGCGGCATGAAAAAGATGTCCTATGGTGGTGGATCCATGAAAGGCCGCAAACACAACAGTATGACAGGCGGGTATAGATAGCCGCCATGCCAGCTTTTGAGAACTCTCCGGGACAGATCAATCCTTCCTCAGCTCGGTTGGAGATGCCTCCAGCCCTACCTACACCCGTAGGTGAGAGCGTGCCTGGGCCCCCGCCTGGGATCCCCACAAAGCCGAACCTTTTAGGTTTGTCCGGTGGTGGTCCAGGGACCGGTGGTTCCCCGCAGCAGCTAGCTGTCACAGGATTGGCCATGATGGAGCAGGGCTCAAAACTGCTCACGGCAGTGTTACCTGGGATGTCACCGTTGATCATTGAGACCATGACCGGTCTCCGTGAATCGGTGCCCAGAGCACTGGCTGAGCTTTCACAGGGTGGGTCCTCCCTTCCAGCAGGCGCTGACGCGATGATGCCGTATGCACCAGGCATGGGCGGCGGCACTGGACCAGGCGCTAACGCTGGAATTCGCCCCCCTGGCCTCATGCCTTCTCCAGGCGGTATGCCTGTAGCAGCGTGATGTTGTTCGCTTAAAACATCCAGGCCCTGACACTCTGCATGGTGCGGAGAAGGGAGCTGACGGATATCAGGAGGCAAGTACGTTATGGCGTTTAATGTAAATGAGTATTGGGCTGAGATTGCCCAAAAGGCAGGACTTACAGCGGAGCAGATCACCGGAGTCGACACCATGTTGCAGGACGAGGCAGTAGCCAAAGCCTTCAACGGAGCCTTCGTTAACCGGCCCGACGTTGACCGTGCCCTGGACAAAAGAGGTCAGGAATCGCGAGACACGGCGCTGGCAGAAGCGAAAGTCGGCTACGACGACTGGTACCACAAGGAAGCTCTGCCCAGGTTGAATTCATTGAATGAGCAGATTCGACAGTACGAAACGCAGTTTGGACCGTTGGGGACTCCTAATCCCAACACCCCACCTGCCAGACGGCCTGCGAATCCCCCTGCGAATGGGGAGGGTAACTTGACCCAGGCTCAGCTTCAGGAGTCAATCCTGAACACCGTCAATGGGCTCTTGAAGGACAGGGATGCTGCAACAGTCAACCTCTGGGAGGACGGCCTCACCATTGTGGATGACTGGCGCAGGCGTTTTCCCGCTGAGGCCTTCCCCACTACGGAATTCCGTGAGTTTGCCGAAAGGAACAATCTCAGGCCTGGTGACGCCTACGAGAAGTTCATCGCTCCCAGAGTCGAGGATGGTCGAGTGGCCTCCCACAAGCAAGAACTTGAAGATGCGAAAGCTGAAGCAGTTCGAGACTATGTGAGCAAACACGGATCACCGGTGGACTCAGCTCCCAGAGAGCCTGCTCCGTTCTTTACCCCGAAAGAGACCCCTGGCGAAGGCGAACAGCCCGCTGGGCCTCTGACGGATAAGCAGAAGCAGGCCATGTTTACGGAGAGCTGGCGCGAATCGGCTCCGAAAGATTAACCACACCTGAGTCCGCTCTGTTTTGGCGTTCCAGGTGTTAATGGAGGAATGCTATGGCAGAGCTAGATCAGTTAAATGCCTCTACCAAGCGATACGTCCGCAAGAATGTGGAACTGGTTGACAACGTCTTCCAGAGTGATCCCTTTACCGCATACCTCCGCCAGAACGTCCGTGAAGATTACACGGGTGGAAACCGCATAGACGAGCCCTTTCTCTATGATGGCCTGATCGGTGGCTCCTACCTGAAGGGTAAGGAGTTCGACATCACCGAGCGCCAGATTGAGCAGAACCTCCAGTTCGAGATGAAATTCTTCGAGGTGAACGTAACCCTCTCGAAGGAAGACATCCAGGTTCTGAACAAGGGTGAGAATGCGATCTACCGTTTGATCGACACCAGGATGACGGCGGGGTACATGACGATTGGGGCCCACATTGCCATCGCGTCGTACCTTGAAGGCCAAACCGCTAACTTCACTCCCAACTTCAACGGTCTGACCGAGGCCCTGAATGATGGCGTCACCGCTGGGTGGGACGGAGCCACGTTCACGACCTATGGAACGATCACGCGAGGCGGAGCAGTTGGCACCACGTTGAACTCACCCCCCACCGATGTGGCGGGAACCATTGAGTACAACACCCTTGAAGAGACCTACGGGGATGCCAGTTTTGGGTCCGGCCGGTTCGAGCCCAACATCGGTATCACCACTGTGCTCGGGTACTCCTTCATCAAGGAGAAATTCCAGACACAGCAGCGGTTCATCAACACGCAGGATCCCAAGATCGGGTTCAACGGCATGGAGTTCAACGCCGCCACCCTGATGAAGAGTCGGTATGTTCCTGGGACTGCGATCTCCGGCACAAGCGATCCCATCGCTGTCACCTACCTCACCGAGATGAGCAATGGTGCCGTCACTGCTTATCCAACAGTCACCGCTGAGACTCTGTGGTGGATCAATGCCCGATCCCCCTTCATCTTCTTCTACGTTTCAAACGATTCTGAGTATGGATTCGGTTTCACCGGGTTCAAGCCTGCTCAGGGCAACACCAAGGTTGCCGGTCAGGTCCTTGCGGGATGCGCCTTTACGGTCCCTGGACCTCGTTACCATCGTCAACTCTTCGGGATCACCGGCTAGGAAAGGGAGGTCAATTATGCCGAATGCTTTACGAAACCAGACCGCTTACGTTTCCACGGGGAATCCCGAAACCTTCAACGAGTCCGTGCTCTACAAGCCGGGTGAGTTGGGGAGCATCCTATCCAAGAACAAGAGCTCCTACCAGCTCGTTGAGTCCATCACTGACGCTATCGTAGGACAGCTTGCGTTTTGGCAGGACAGGGACAACTACCAGGTCACCGACCTGGTGGCCAGTTCCAACCGTAACCAGGTGGCCGGGATTTATCTCGGGACCATCACCCTGGGGAACTTCTGCTTCATCCTCACCAAGGGCTTCTTTGATGTCCTTGCTCTGGCTGGTACCTATGTTGATGGTGAGACCGCTATCGCCAACAGTGGTGTCTTGGCTGAGATCACCAGGCTGGCTGTGGCAGCTCCTGTCACCTTTACCAAGGTCGGGGATGTCCTCGGAGCCAGAGGGCTCAACTTCGCAGGCCGAGTGCCTGTGGATGTGAACCTCTTGGATGTGGAGTAGGAATGCCTGAAGTCACTGTCAACAGGATCCGTAGCCGTGTGTCTAGTGACCGACGCAGCATCTTGGCTGACGTGGATATTGGCGCCGATGGGGACACCCTCACCGTAGGCAATACCATGCACAAGATCGAGCGAGTCTCTGCGAAGAGTCCTACCAACAATGCCATTGGAGTCACTGTGTCTGAAGGTCAGGGTGCCCAGGTAACCTTTCAGACAGCCGGTGCCGAAGCAGGTGTGTTGGTGGAAGTAATCGGTCAATAGCCCAGCGGTTGGGATCTATAATTTAGGAGAGTAGAGATGGCTCTGGACACTTACGCCGAGTTGCACAATAAAGTGCTGCTCCGTGCGCCTGCCGTCTCTTCCCTCCTGGCTAGGGACTGGATCTCCCACGCTTTCAGGCAGGTATACGAGAAGCGTGCCTGGAGCTGGCTCATGAAAGCGGGCCAGTTCCTCATGCCTGCTCTGGAGAACGACGGTACAGTCGATCTGACCCGTGGGTCCGACATAGTCGCTGGGACAGGCACCGCGTTTGACGCCAACATGGTAGGGCGTTCCCTCACCAGCGGTCTCCAGAACCCTGTCTATACAATCATCGCTGTGGCGGACCCGGTCACTTTAACCCTGGACCAGGTGTGGGGAGGCCCCACCTCACTGGCTCAGCGCTACGAGATCTTCCTGGCCTATGTGACGGTCCCTTCAGACTTCCACCAGTTCATCTCTGTGTGGGATCCCAGGTTCAACTGGCAGCTCAATCTCGATGTCACTCAGGAGGAGCTCAACCGTTATGATGCCCAACGAGCCAATCAGGCTTCCAGCTCCTACGCGGTGGTCAACTACTCCTACTCCCTGGACCCAGCCATCTCCCCCCCGCTGCCCAGGTACGAGCTCTGGCCCCATCAGAAGCAGGAGTACGTCTACCCGTTCCTCTATGAGACCAGACCCCCTGATCTCGAAGATACAGGAGCTACCCTCCCCAGGTATATTCGGGGTGATGTTCTGCTGGAGCTGGCACTAGCTGAAGCCGCTCGCTGGCCCGGCACTGAAGGGAAGAACAACAAGTACAACAACATGAAGCTGGCCGATTTTCATGAGGCCAAAGCTCAGCTCCAGATTGCAGAGTTGGAGCTTCAGGATGATAATGTTTACGAGGACAATATCTCTTACCAAACGGTAATCAACATGCCTTACGCGCCTCTGCCGTGGGTTGACGCCAACTGGATGCAATCCCACGACTGGGCGACGTAGGCGGAAAAGGAGCAAACATGTCTCACAAGAAAGGTGGGGTGATCATCTCCCCCAACGAGTCTGCGATTGGAAGTGGCAAAGGTGGCGCAGGAGTGTATGACGGCGTCAAAGGGTATCCTCCGCGCTCCCCCGGAGCCGGTGGCCCTCCTGAGAAGGTCATTGATGGAAACGTCGGCGGGCCTAAGCCTCCTTCTAAGCAGTCCTACTGATGGCGATTCAAGACACTCTCTCAGCTCTCATCAGGGCTGAGATACGCACCACCATATCCAGGATCCAGGACGGAGGGGGAGGGGGTGACTTCTCCGGCCTGGATAGGTACGACCACCTGGTGGCTCAGGCTGTCCAGAATGGCTCAGGGGCGAGGCAAGCACTTGGGGCCTTTACTGCCGAGTTCACGATCCCCGCCAGTACCAACCCTATCCAGTTAGCTTCTACGGACCCGTTGGGAGCTCTCGGTGATGAAGCGCCCTCCAGTGACCCTGCCAACAGCAGCTTGCGGGCGATCCTCTTCGAGAACCTGGACGATCCTGTCACAGGGAATTTCTATACGGTCAACCCCGCCACGGGGGGTGCTGCGCTGTCGGGCTGGATTGAAGGAACAGGGAACCCTGAGCTTCAAATTAATCCTGGAGGCGCGGAGCTTGCCATCTTCCCCAACGGAATAGTGGCCTGGACTACCCCTGGCAATGGAGACACTTTGGATGTTGAGGCGGACAACGCCCCCGTGCTTGCCCGACTGACCTATCTCTTTGGTTGAGGAAATGAATGCCCTACACGCATACCACCCTGACTCAGCTCAGAGATCTGCTGTCGGCTCGTCTCAGCGATCCCGATCAAGTCTTCTGGCCGTCTGACGAGCTGGATGGATACCTCCGGGAGTCCTTGCGGGTCTACGGTTCCCTCACCAGCTTCTGGAGAGAGCAGGCCACCTTCGACACGATCCAATTCCAGAACTTCTATGACATCACCTCAGTCAATGCAGCCCTCACCACCCTGCTGGGCTACTCCATAACTGACCGGGATCTGATCGTGGACATCCAGAACCACTTCCTGGAGCCTCCTTCAGCTGACTCCTGGGCGGGGACAGAACAGTTCGATATTGACGACCTCACCAACGCTCTGCAGCAGCGCCGGGACCAGTTCCTGGCTGAGACGGGAGTGCGGGTTACTCGCTTCCAGCAAGCTTCAGTCACTGGGGACCGGGAGGACCTTCCTGACAATGTGATCGATGTCAGGCGCCTGGTCTGGAACCGGGACTCTGACAGTCTGAACTTCCAGCTCTGGAGGGAGGACGAGTGGAACATGACTGCCTTCGATCAGTCCTGGCCCGCTGGAGCGAATCCTCCAATTGCCTACAGTGTGACGGCTACTCCGCCCATCACCATCCAGCTCTTGCCTCCCCCTACTGGTATTCCGGCTCAGCTGGACCTCATCGTAGTGCAGTCAGGAGCTGCCCTAGATCCCTCTGTGGGGGTTCCTCTGGGGATTCCCGATGACCTGGCTTGGATCATCAAGTGGGGAGCCATGGCGGACCTCCTGGCCAAAAGCGGACAGTCTCGTGATCTGAGAGCTCAGTTCTGTGAGCAGAGATATCAGGCTGGGTTGCAGGTAGCTAAGGCCCTCCCCGCAATCATCCAGGCTAAGATCAACGGGACTCCTGTCCTGGTGGATTCCCTTAACAATCTGGACGCCTTCAGGGTGAACTGGCAGGACGGGCCCTTGGGCCCTGACCCTGACATTCTGGTGACGGCCGGGTACAACCTGGTTGCTCTCTCCCCGATCATAGATGGGGTCTTCACGATAGAGCTGGACGTGGTTCGTAAAACTATTGTTCCTGTCAACGGCGATGACTTCATTGAGATCGGCAGAGAGTCCCTCAACGGAATACTCTCCTACGCTCAGCATCTGGCCACCTTTAAAATCGGGGGGAAGGAATTCGATTTGACTCAGTGGCAAGCTACCGAGTTCCTCACCCAGGCTGTTCTACGCAACCAGCTCATGGCAGCGGAGACGGCAGGCTCTATCGCCAACATGTTCGCCATCAGCCGCAGAGAAGAGATGGATAGGCCAAGGGAGACACCGTCAGCTCCAGAAGAGGAGGCAGCCCGTGGGTAGCGGCACCAGCGTCAGAGCAGAACTCACTAACCTCCTGGGAGGCCGGGATCAGCAGACCTATGACCGGATTGCTGAGAGGTTCATCTGCCGTGGCCTGAACCTGACCAGTCCTGTGGACAATCTGCCGGATGCGAAGTACCCCTTCTTGAAGAACCTCCGAGCCTATCGGGACTTCTTGCAGCCTCGCCCAGGTGTGGTCGATGTGGCTGGGGCCTTTGGGGTGGCCACGGGCAACAGGGTCACCAACACCATTCGCCGTCTCAATGATGAGATCGTGGGCGACTTCACTCGACTCGTCCAGGCGGCAGGTCGTGTGCTATTCGGCAAGACCACCATGGCGATAGCCGATGCTGGCTTCTCAGGGGAGCCCGTGGCCTTTGTTCCTCTGCGCCCCATCAACTCCCCTCGCCCCTGGATGTACGTCGGAGACAGTACCCTGATGAGGAAGATCCGGCAGGACGGCTTGTCTCACTTTATTGGGCTGGATACCCCTCCCCGGCAGCCCAGGGCAGAGCTGGAAGAGCCCAAGTACAAAGACATCGACACCTTCGAGTACGTTAATGATGCCGCTCTGCAGGCAAACTGGACTGCGGGCCCCATCGCAGGCACTCCCACCACGTTGGTCAGGGTCAGTACTACCATCGCAACCATCCTCACCGACGACTTCCGCACCAGTGGCTGGGCCCTAGTAGAGCCTGCATCTATCGTCAACATCCAAGAGGGGATGCGTATCGTGGTCGATTCAGGTGGAGGGAACGAGGAGAATATCACTCTCCAGAGCATCAGCTTCGCCACCACCCCGACGACTATTGCCAACATCCTCTATGACAACACCCTGCAGCAGGCCAGCTTCTGCTCCATCGTATTTGAGACCCCCATTGAGGGGATCAGGCGAGACAGCCTGCTGTTTCTCAGTGGTACGGAGCATGTGAGAGTCCTCTCTGCCAGCATAGGCCCTGACGGCACCAGCTCAGTACGGGTGCAGACAACCATCACCCATGTGCCTGGGGGTTCTGTGGTTGCCAAGGCCTCCTTCAGAGCATTCTTCACCAATCCTCACGGTGCAGATGCCCTGGACGGCACCGCCATGAGGTCCGTCTTTGCTTTCACTGACATCTCGAAGGTGGGGACTCTTACTCGCAGCGGCTTTGCTTTGGATCTGTCCGATATTGAAACAGGGCTTGTTACTCAGTCCAACGATGTCTTCCATATCTCTCTCAGGTTCAGCTCCCTCAATCTGCTTGGGGAAGGAAGGATCCTCATTGATATCGATGACGGCACCTTCAAGCGAAACTATTTCGTCTTCCCTTTCAGGCCAGATGATCTGACCCCTGCCATTGCTGGAGCCACTACCTTTGTCACTCAAAGGGACGACGTTATTACCAGAGGCATCTCGAACCAGCCGACCATAGATGATCTCCTGAGGCAGTACAACGAGTCGTTCAATGAGGCCTTCGATGCCGATCTGATCTTTGGAAACCTCCAGGGCTTCAACCCAGATACCTTTGAAGCTGGGGAGGAGTTCAGGGCGGGCATCCTTGCAGAGATTGCTCGGCTTCAACGACAGTCTGTGGGCCCAGGTGTAGTGGATCCCACAGCCCCCGGCCAGTCCCAGATCAACACAGGAGATGACTCCTGGCAGGAGCTGATCTTCAGAGTAAGAGACGCTATTCGAGTTGGCACTGACTTCACCAAAACACTCAAAGACGCAAATGCATTCAGGGTCGAGCTCTCTTCGGAGGAGGAGACCTCTCTCACCGTGGATGTGGATTCCTGGTGGCTGGGGGGAGGCAAAAATCCCTTTCTCGGGAATTTCGGCTTCCCTTACATCTATCGATACCGCTCTCGGGTGTCGATCACTGGAACCGTCAGCAACAACAGCACGCCCCTCAGAAGCGGGGTTACTCCTGTCCGACAGGAGGTGAATGTACGGCTCCCTGGAATCACTTCCATTTCCACCTTCACGGCAGAGCAAGTGGACAAGCTGGATGTCTCCCGCTTTGGGGGGGGATTGCTGGAGTGGCACTTCCTTGGCTCGGTTGACAACTTCAGGGAGCGCATAATTACCGACGCCACAAACGCCATCCCCATCGTCCTCACCATCCAGGGGCTGGCTCCTTCTCACTCGATACCTGATGGAACCTTCGTCCACGTCGAAGGGGTAGGGGGAAACCTGGACGCCAACGGCTTCTTCATTACCGCCAACGCCACTCCCACCACGTTGGAACTGGTGGGGTCTGTTGGAAGCGGACTCTACACGGTTGGAGGCGCGGTAAACCCTGCCTTCAAAGACAACTTCAAGGACGAGGATATCGTCGCCAACCCTACTGTCCGCAACGATAACTTCAGGCTCTGGCCCATCGTAGGCCAGCCCATCAGCGGCACTACGGTCAGTGTGTCAGGGACCACACTCGAAGCTGACACTCTCGCCTTTGACAGGAGGCTGGCTCCAGGTACGGTCATTCACATCGACGGTGTCCCCTTCGCCATTTACAGGGTGATCGACGAGCCTCCAGGCAACCTGGACCCCTTCTACAATTCGGTGGAGCTCGTAAGGAACGCTGGCAACCAGGGGGCTGTCGGCTGGAATATCTTCGAGCCTGTCGTTCAAGGAGTACCTCTCCCAGCTCTATGGGGGCCCTTTGAAGGGTTCACTTTCGCCTGTGGGGATCCCAACAACCCAGGTGTCCTCTACTTCACCAAACAGAACTCGCCGGACTCCACCACTGAGACCCACAAGATAGAGATCACCTCCCCTTCAGAGCCTCTGATGAACGGGGTGATGTACAACGGGCGGTCCTACGTCTGGAGCACTGAGCGCATGTTCGCTCTCTACCCGGCCTTCAACGAGGAGTCGCTCTTCAAGTGGGTGGAGGTCCCCAACGGCAAGGGCATGTTCTCTCGCTGGTTCCTGGCAGTGGGGCCCAAGATCTGGTTTGGAGCCAAGGACGGCATCTACGAGACCGTAGGGGGCGAGCCTGTTAGCATCACCGATGCCGACCTCTATCCCCTGTTCCCCCATGAAGGGCAGCCTGGAGAGGACGTCAACGAGATCCTCACCCCCGACTTCTCTCAGGACTCCAAGCTGCGCCTGGCCTACTATGACAAGTACCTTTACTTCGACTACAGGGTGACTCCTGATGGCCCCGATGGTGTCAGCCGGACTCTCGTCTATGACACTCGCTGGGCGGGATGGTTCTACGACGAGTACATTGTGGAGGGCGAGGTCAGGGGAGTGTCCACCCACTACGGAGATGAAGGTTTAGGGGTCCATGGGATCTTCATGGGAGCCGATACCCCTGGGACAGAGAACCGGCTTCTCCAACTGACCGGCCAAGCAGACTTCGGTCTTTCGGGGCCTACCCCAATCCCTGTGGATATCGAATGCCAGGTCCGCACCGCCTCCCGCAACGAGGGGGATGCCAGGTCCCGCAAGCGCTATGGGGATGTGTATGTGGAGGCAGACACCGACAACATCTCTTTGGAGGCTGAGGTGGCTCTCGACGAGCACTCCAGAATTGTCGGCGTCAAGACCTTCGATCTCGACATCCGCGATGACAGCATCATCGATATCAATGACGGCAAGGGGGAGCTCGGGCGCAATCTTTCGCTCGATCTCTCCTGGTCCTCCCAGAATCTCATCAAACTCTTTCTATGGGAACGCTCGGTGCTCCCCCGGCCCGTGGATGTCACTCTCAGGGCAGGGGATTACTACGATGCCAGAGAGCCTGGGGACAAGTTCTTTCAAGGGCTTCTCCTCGAAGCAGATACCAAAGGAGTGGATCGCCGGATCCGGGTTCAGTTTGACAACGACCAGGATGGCCCTCTCCTCACTGTGAACCATGATGGGAGGATCCGTAAGCCCGTCAGCTTCGAGACTCCCTTCCATGCCCACCAGGTGAGACTGCTCCCCATAGACGCTGCGGACTGGAGACTCTTCAGTTTCGACTGGATCTGGGAGCCTTCCCCTGAGCTGGTCCGCTTTTACCAGACACAGCCTACGTCCCATGGCCTGACTGGTTTTCAACATTTGAGATCAGCCCAGATTGCCATAGAGGCAACATCAGAGGTGCTGATGACCATCACCTTCGACGGGGAGGAGCGGACTGTGACTGTGAATTCCACGAAGGGAGAGCTGAAGAAGCGCTACGTTATCCTCCCTGTCATGAAGGCCAAGATCTTCTCCTACCGGCTGGAGTCAGACGAGGGCTTCAGGCTCTACGTCAAGGACTGCGAGGTCAAGGTGAAGCAGTGGGACAGCGCGGATGAGTACCAGACGGCGCACCCCTTCGGTGGTGAGTCCTTCAGAGTGGGGGCGCTGATCTAATGCCCCAGAGAACAGGGCGCTTCTACCCCAACCTCACTGGCGTCATCCCTGCCGATGCCGAGCAGTCCATTTACCGTCTCTTTGATGACGTCTATCAGCTCAGGACCGAGCTCAACAAGATGGACAAGAAGGTGGCCGAGGGGCCTCTGACCATCGGTGACATCAGAGATCAGTTGGAGTCCACCGGCTCCCACCCCATCAACATCATCAACCTGATCGGTGGCGACGGGGGAGAGCAGACCCCTCACACCATCCCTCTCTGGGAGGAGAACCTGTCCTCTGGCGTCCAGTGGCTCTCCCCCATCGAGGCCAGCGGAACCAACAGGGTGCTCGTGGGCATCGACATCCCAGTAGGTATAGGGGCGTCTATAAGCGCCGACTACACTGCTGGTGACACGGGGATCTTTCGCTCCAACGGGGCCGCTTTTAACCTAGGCTCAGGGGCCAACTTTCTCGGCAACTCTGGCAGTGCCCAGTTTGACACCAAATGGCGTAATGCCTATATCTCCGCAGCGTCGGGAGGGAATGGAGCCCCTGCGGTCCAGACCAAGAACATGACTCTCTGGAATGCTGACCATATCGGCACTGACTCCATCGGCTTTGTCTTCTTCCAATCCGTGGGCAACCCAGGGATCGCTGAGGTTAGTTGTTTCAATGCTGCGGGTGGGATCGGGAGTGGTGCCCGCTTCAAAGTGAGTAATGGTGCAGGGGCGAACTGGAGCTTTACTCTCAATGGGAACAACCAAGCCAACTCCTTTCTTTCTATCATCGGCGGTTCTCCAACAGGCACAGTGATGTCTTTCAGCGGAGCTACAGGCCAAACCACCGTCCACGCCAATCTTGCAGTCCTGGGCAATATCATAGGATCTTCTGCTCTGGGCCACATCCAGTACAACTTCACGGGCTCTCTGGTCTCTGACGGGACCTCCAACTTTGCAGCCAATATGTTCCTGGACTCCACCCTCACAGGCTTTACTGGAGACACAGCCTTCCTCACCGGCCAGGGACTGAACGCCAGCATCTCCACCCAGGGCGGGGCTGAGGTCATTGCCGCCATCAGTCAACTGCGCCTGGTGGAACCCAACATCACCCTGGTAGGCGGAAGCACAGCCACCATCGCTGCCACCCTCCATGTGGTGAATGCCCCCACTGAGGGAGTCGCCAACTATGCCATCAAGGTCGACGCTGGTCTCACTTCGGTGATTGACTTCGAGCATACCGGCACCCTGCTTGGGTTCTACGGCGCAGCTCCTGTCGTGCAGACGGCAGCGTATACTATAACCAACGTGGTCGCGGACAGGACCTACGACGCCGACGCCACTTCGGTGGCTGAGCTGGCTGACGTCCTCGGGACACTGATAGCGGACCTGCAAAGTTACGGGTTACTGCAATGATGAACAAAAAGAAGTGGCCTCTCACCATCACCCAGAAGAAGCTCTATATCGCTGCGGTGCAGACTCACGAGGCGGAGCTCCGGCCCATGAGGGCTTACCAGGAGGAGCAGCTCAGGCTGTTGCTGGAGAGCTTTGCCATGGAGCTGGGGATTAAGAAGGGATCGAATGTCCGCTTCGAGGGCAGAGATGTCAAAGGCCTGCACTTCAGCCTGGCAGAGGAACCGAAGAAGGCCCAGCTCTCCCAGTTCAGGGGTAAAAAGAAACGGAAGGGGCGCAAGAGTGCTTAACTACCGTCTGCTCACCGACGAAGAATGGAGCAAACTGTATCCCTTGGCTGATAACTTGGACGGCCCCATCCCAGGACCGGACTCCTCTGTGGTTGCTGTGGCCGAAGACGAGGATGGAACCCTGGTTGGGGCCCTGTTTCTTCAGATTCAACTGCACATGGAGCCCATGGTCATTGATCCTTCCCATAAAGGAGTCGTGAATTTCCTGAAGCTCCGGGAGACTCTGGAGAGCGATGGTGACCTGACCCATGTTCCGTACTTTGTTTTCAGTGAAGATTCTCGTATTGGAAAGATGTGCAAACTGGGGGGGTTGAAGCAGTTGCCCTATCGTGTCTGGTTTAAGGAGCCTGCCCCTTTACCTGTTGAGGAGGCGTCGTAATGGCTCCCATAATCCCTTTTATTCCATCAATCATTGGCGGTGTCGGGTCTGCCGTAGGTGGATGGCTTGGAGGCCGCAAAGGTAAGGAAGAGAAGGCAGCCGAGGCTGCTCTGGCTGAACAAGCTGGGGTGCAGACCGAGGCGATGCGGGAAGGGCTTGGTCTGGGTAAGAAGCTCGCTCCCATGGCTACCAGCGCCTTCAGAAGGGGGATAGGCACCACCCAGGGGGCTGTGGACTACTGGAGGAGGATCCTCTCAGGGAAGACAGGGGCCACAGAGATGCTGGCTCCTGAGATCAACCAGATCATCAACTCCTATCGCCAGGCTCGGATCGCAGGACGCACCCTCAACCCCAGGGGAGCTGGGGCTACAGAGTTCACTCGCCGTATCGATGAGGAGATCGTCCCCGGTCAAATCTCTGGACTCCTCGCCACAGCCAGGCCCGAAGCTGCAGCTCAACTGGGGACACTGGGGCCCAACCTAGCTTCACTTGGCCTCACGGGCTTGGGGACCACTGGCCAGTTGTTTGGCCAGGGAGCTGGAGCAGGATCTGCTCTCCTCCAGTATGGTGCCCAGAACAGACAGCAGGGATGGCAATTCGGGCAGGATCTGGCGAAGCTACTTGAACCCATCGGGGAGATTATCCTGAAGAAGTGGCCACCTGTGACTGCACCAACACCGACACCAACACCGACACCAGGGCCACCTCCCCCGAGAGGGCCTACTACCAATCCAGGAGGAGAGTGGGGTGAGTAATGGGAAGTAGCTCTATTATCGGTGGAATGATCGCAGGCTTCGGGAAGCGGATGAGTGAGCGCAATACTCAGCTCATCGAGCAGGAGACTCAGAGGCGCAAAGACCTGGTATCTCTCTACACCATGCTCTACAACCAGCCGAACATGCCCCCCGAGATGAGGCAGATGTTCCTGGAGTTCATGATGGAGATCCCCCAGCTGGATCCCCTGAAGAAGATGCCCCCCAAGTACACTGACCTGGGCAAGGCTCTGGACACGAGGCGAGAGCTCCCTGGACCGACGATGCCACTGCCCAGCGGTGACCCTGACGAACCTCCTCCCGCTGAACCGGCACCGGCACCTGACCCTGGGACGCTCATGGGGGCGGCAGCTCCTCCAGGTCCCCCTATCCCGACACCTCCTGAGGTTGCAGAGGTGACGAGACCGCCTGTAGCTCCAGAGATTGGCCCTCCTGCTCCAGCTCTTGAAGCACCGGCCCCCGGAGCACCGGTCCCTGCTGCTCTACCTCCTGCACCTGGGCCTCCGGCTGCTGCACCTAGGCCCCCTACTCCCGGAGGTGAGGCTGTTCCTATGCTTCCAGGTATGGCGGCTGCTGCTGCTCTCCCTCCACCTCCCGATCCCTTTGCCCCTACTGAATATGAGCAGCGTCCAGCCCCCGGCATGGAGTTCACTCCCAGGGAGCGGGCGATCCTCGATAGGGTAGAGTCTGGACGAGCCACTGCCACGGAGATTAACGAAGCACAGATGTTCATGAGAGCCAACATCCCGCCCCCAGGCATCACCTTTCCTCGGCCTGTACCTGTCTCAGCTGGGGGAGCCGTAGCTCATGTGGATCCTGTGACAGCCCAGCCCACTGGCGAGATGACATATGGACCAGAGGCTACCGGAACCACTCCCGGAGCAGGTACGTTTGATGCTTATGTTGGGAGAGCACTTCAGGTAGCACGGGATCAGAAGAGAATGCAGGGCCTGCCGGGGATACTCACCCCCCAGGAAGAGAACGACATCGTTGAGGAATCCCAGGAGACCTACCCGAGAGAGCGAGCTGGGCAGTGGGAGAAGCTATTCGATATCGATACCGGTGTTGAGATAGGTTCTGTGAACTACGAGCGGAACACTTTCAGACCAATACCTTTGGGTATGGCAGGGGAATACTCTGATGCAGCCAGGCTCAGAAGCAGCCCTCTCAGCGACCAAGCCAGGAAGGACAAGAGCGCCTTGGAGGTCATGCTCCAGGATACCCAGAGGCTTGATGTGCTCGGGGACAGGAACAGAGACAAGATCGGGCCTGGATGGGGAAGGTACTATGGTGCCGCCCGGCAGTTCTATGACATCGGGGAGGAGGCGAATCGTATGTACCGGATCGCCAACAACCTCTCTGAGCTTCTATTGAGGGCCAGGTCTGGAGCCCAGATCAATGAGGATGAGCGCGCCAACTTAGAGAGGATGATGCCTAATCCTGCGGGGACAGTGAGTGCGTTCTTCGCCAACCTGAAGGAGTTCCAGCTGGAGTCCATGCGTCTCTACAGGAAGCGCTTCCGTGTTGAATACCAACCTCTGATGATCCAGGAGGACGGCTCCGTCTGGGAGATCACTCCCACTGGTAGCCTGAGACAAATCGACCAACTGTTCTAATGCCCCAGCAAGAAGAGCTCACCAGAGAAGAATTTGAGAGGCGCTACGGAACCCAGGGGGGTGCCAGGGGCAGGCTTCCAACAGCTCCAGGCCCACCTCCGCCCACTCCTCCACCTCCGGGGCCGGTGCCTGGGGGTGTCCTCCCTCCACCTCCCGATCCTGTAATGCCTGGAGGGGTTAGGGACTACGGTCTCCAGCCTCCATCTCTCGGCGAGTTCGCCTTTGAGAATGTGCCAAGGAGCGTTGCCGGGGTGGGTAAGTCCTTGTGGGATGTTGTTTCTTCTCCTATTCAGACAGCCAAAGCGTTAGGCAACATCGCCGTGGGTGGTGTCTCCAAGCTGACGCCTCCAGCTACAGGGGGGCCGGGCGTCGGGCCTGGGTTTGAGGAGTTCATGGCTGAAAAGAAAGCGGAGAGTGAGCTGCCCTTCGAGGCCTTTGTCCAGGCTCTGAAGGACCGCTACGGTTCCTGGGATGCTTTCTCCCGCACCGCTTATGAAGACCCTGCCGGTCTGGGTGCCGATATCTCAACGCTCTTGACCCTAGGAGGAGCAACCCTGAGAGTTCCTGGAGTGGTGGCACGCACTGCTGGGGTCTCGAAAACTGGAATAGCAGGCAGAACTGCCCTAGCCTCGGGTAAAGCAGGAGAGGTCCTTCGCTCAGCAGCCAAGCTCATGGATCCGGTCCAGCTTGCAGTTAAGGCGGGCACTGCTGGAGCACGTCGCGCCCAGTGGCTGCTGGAGACATTTCTCTCAGAGGGAGTCGGGGTGGTCACGGGCACCAAGGCTCGTCCTCTACAGAAAGCTATGGGCTTCATGGGAGCGCCAGCTGCTCACCCCGAACTGGCAGCCGCCTTGCGAGGAAGGATCACCCCCATGACTACCCTGAACAGCCTTAAAAGGGCTCTGGCTAACATGAGGGAGCAACGGTCCATGACTTACCGTGCTCGTCTGGCTGAGCTCCCGAAGGATATGATGCTGGATATTCAATCCATCAAGCGGTCTGTCGCCGACCAGATGCGGAACTATAACATCAGCTGGGGGAGAGCTCCTGCCAGGCAAGTCAAGGGTCCGAGGGGCACGATGATAACCAAGCAGCAGCCCTTGAAGCTGGACTTCAGTCGCTCCACCATCAGCTCCAAAGCTGACCAGGCGAAGATCCGCCAGATGATCGAGGACGTCAATAACTGGGGGCAGCGAGCCGAAGACGTGACCCCCATGGGAGTGGACACCCTCCGCAGGCGCCTGGATGATTTCTATTCCGAGGGTGGGCAGGCCCGAGCCATGACTTCAGAGATCGCTCAGAAGACCCGAGACGTGCTCGACGATGTCCCCGGATACACCGAGATGACAGGGGACTACTCTGAGATGACGGACATGATCAGGGATATCCAGAACGAATTGTCGATCAAACCAGGGACTCCGGCCGGTGCTTCCATGCGGAAGCTGATGACTGTCTTCTCTGAGAAGACCGGGTACAGAGAGCAGATGCTGAACCTGCTCGACAGCTACGTCACGGAGGAGCTGGGTCAGCAGATCGCTGGCCTCAACCTGACCGGGATCGCCCCTGAAGGTCTGGTGGGACGTTCTCTGGCGACAGGGGCAGTGGTCGGCACCATGTTCACTGACTGGAGGACGATGCTGTTTGCAGGCATGAGCTCTCCCCGGCTGATGGGGGAGCTATTCCTGGCTATCGGTCAGGCCAAGAAAGTGATCCGGCCCATCAGAGACATCGGCTCCATCCCTGTCTCCATTGCTACTGAGGCTGCAGTGTACCGCCCGGCAGCCTACGCCACCGGCCTCCCACCCCCGCCCTCTGTTCCACCTGGACCAGCTAATGAGTAGTGAACGGCTGCGGAAGCAACTCCAGCGCCATGAAGGCTGGCGTGAAGATCCCTATAAGGACTCTGAGGGCTACCTCACCATCGGATGGGGGCGAAACCTCGATGCTGTCCCTCTCTCGAAGGAGGAGGGCAGCCTTATGCTCACAAACGACATCTCAACTGCCGAGTCGGAGTGCGAGAAGCGCTTCTCCTTCTTCTCTGACCTTAATGATATTCGTCAGGAGGTCCTGACCAACATGATGTTCAATTTGGGATGGCCCAGGCTGAAAGGCTTCAAGAATATGATTGCTGCCTTGGAGGAGGAGGACTACGAGCTGGCTGCAGCCGAGATGCTAGACTCCAAATGGCACACCCAGGTGAAGTCACGAGCCGAGGAGCTGGCCACTCAGATGCGTACTGGAAATGAAAAAGAGGAGGAAGAGTAAATGGCAACAAAGAAACAAACGGCAAAAAAGGTCCAGACAGATCCTGAAGCCTCGTGCCCCGCAGGCAAAGAGTGGTACGACGACGGAGGAAATGAAGGCCTTGTCCTTAGAGACATCCCTGAGGACGACGAGCTCGACGAGGACGAGGAAGAAGCCGAAGAAGAAGAGTGAAGGGCTCCCAATAGTTGAGCCTATCCTTGTAAAGGAGATAGAATCAGAACCACCGAAACCAACTCGGAGAAAGGAGTATCCAATGGGAATCACTGATTGGAGAAATTGGGCACGAGGCCTGATCGGAGCGTTCATCCAGGGAGGTGCCACCAGCATCTCTACGATGATCGTAGACCCAGAGACCTTCAACATTGGAGACGGACTTTCTAACGTCTTCATGGTGTCTCTCGTGAGCGCCATTGTCGGAGCGGCTCTGTTTCTGCAGAAGAAACCTCTACCAGGTGTCGGAGCTTGAAGAGGGTATCAGGGGCCCTGCTGCTTCTGTTGCTCTGCTCGTGTGCAGCGAAGCAAGGCCCCTATATCCCCCGGATTGACGCACTCAACGAGCTGGACTCCAAGACCTACGATACCCTGTTGGGCAGCGAAGCGATTATTGCTGCTGCTGAGAAAAGTAACGCCGCTGGCACCCTACCTGACTTCATGAAACCCGTCATCAACATCCTCATCGACGTCCACAATTCCGCCCGTGTCGCATGGCTGGGCTACCGTCAGGCAGTGGGGGCAGAGAACGAGCTGGAGGAGGCCGAGGCGCTCACCCAGCTCATGCTGAATCTGGATAGACAGATCACCAGCCTCTTCTCATCGGGAGGTGAACCATGAACATGCTAATCATCCTACTGGCCAAGACCTCCATGCAGATCCTCGCCAATCACCTGACGGGTGACGCGAAGGAGATCTCAAAGACGGGGTCTATGCTGGAGGAGATGTATTTCGCCACGAGGAAGGCCTACCAGCTCCAAGAGGGTAAGCCTATCGACGAGGCCGCAATCAAACATCACGAGCATTTAAAGTAAGGAGGACCGTTATGTGGAAACTGTCAGTCGTGCTATTGCTAGTGCCTTTTTTCGGGTGTGGGGATCCTGCACCACCGTTGGCCGTAGGGACGGCTCACGTCTATACCAACAAAACCGGCGGCTCTGTGATCTACTGCCCTGAAGAGCTGGACCCCGTACCCACAGAGTGGGACTACAACGGCACCGCTGAGATCAACGAGGACGAGATCCTCGAACAGTGTGAACTGGAGTAAAGACAATGCTTACACCATGGCAGAGGATCCAGGAACTGTTCTGGAAGGTCATGACTGGGGCCTTGGTGGCTATGGTGGTGAGCTCTCCAGGCTGGTTGTGGGTGACCGTCACCTACGGCTACAACACCATCAAGGCCATCGAGACCAACGGGAAGACGGCAGAGAAGGCTAAGACTGATCTCCAGGACCACCTGGCAGCCACGCTGGTGGCAGAGGAGGGACGGGAGAGGCAGTACGAGCAGATCCAGAAGCAGCTTGGCGATCTCAACATGCTGTACGGTCTGGCCACCATCTCTGCTGCCGGTGACAAGGTGACGGCCTCCATTAATGTCGCAGGGCCTGCTGCCAGACTCCGGCAGGGTATGGAGCTCTGGGTCACCAACAATACAGACCCAGACCGCACCAAGATCAAGGTGGTGGTGGCTGGCACATTCACTGCGGGATCCCACTACCTGCTCAGGCTCTCTCGGGAGGCGGGGAAGGCCATAGAGGCCAGCAAGAATGAGATCCAGGTCCAGGTAGATCCTATCGAGCAGACTGAGGAGGCGACGAGTGGCTGAGACGGTACGCATGTACGAACCTCTGCAGGGTATCCTGCCCCCCCAGGCTCGCTTCAGCGTGATCAAGAGCCATGTGATCATGTACTTCACCTGTCAGACTATCGAGCGCTTTGGGGTAGGCACTGAGTTTCGTAGCGCCAACCTCTACCACATCCGGGACACTGACCTGGACACTGAGAGGATCATGCTGGAGCTCTTTGAAGATCCCGAGAAGGGACACCGGCGCCTCACCTATATGAAGCTCAACAAGAAGGCAAAGATCCACATCACGGACTTCCTGAGGGAGTTTGAGGTGGCATTCAAGGAGCACTGCTCCTACCCCGTGTGGGCAACGGGTCCGAACCTCTATGTGGACCTGATTCACTAGGCATACAGCTCGTGTCCCAAGGCCCGAGCCTTCCTGACCATCTGCTTTCGCCGCTCCTTCTCCCACAGCTTGAACATCCTGCGGATCCCGCGTCTCCCCTCGGTGAAGCTCATCACGCAGGGGTTAGACTTGGTGGCGTTGTTGTAGAAGAACCCTTCCTCGGTATCCCAGGACACATCCTTGTGGCCCTCAGCTCCCATGTTCTGAAAGACCTCGCAACCCTTGTCCAGCTTCACCCCATGCTCTCCCTTATAGTCCAAGCGAGTCACCTCCCCCCGCCTGAAGCGGTCCAGGTTCTTGTGGAGGTAGAGGATCTCTCCCATGAAAGAGCTGGTGCAGATATCACGATAGATGCGGCGGTGTGTGCGGTGCTGGACGGGCTCATACTTGGGTGGTTCAAGGTCTCGGTGGGTGCTGAACAGACAGCGAGGGCTCCCCACAAAAGAGTAGGCGGCATGGATAGACTTCTCGTCCCAGGTGAGAAAGGAGTAGGCGCTGGAGGTGTAAAGGACATGGGTGAACCCGAGCTCGTAGCGTAATTGTAGGAGGGAGGTCTCATCAGAGGTCCACTGCAGGCGCAGCAGTTTGAGGCACTCTGAGAACTCAGGGGACGGGATCCCTGGAGGAGTCAGTATCAGCAGCTTCATTGCACCCGAGGTTCAGTTGGGTGCTCCATCTCCCAGATGTCAGCCTCCAGCCCTATCCTGATGTCCTTCATCTCCTGGTTCTGCTTCATCATCACCAGGATCTCTCTGAACAGGTAGTATGAGCCAACGCACATGGCTGTGGCAGCGATGTTAAACCCCAGCTGGGAGACGTTCAACCTGATGCCATTAGCGATAGCCATGCCCAGGTTGAAGGCCCCGACAACCTTCACCCCCGTCATGCATCTCTGGGGGGTGACGACTGCTGAGAACTGCTCAAAGGTCACTCTACCTTCATCTCTTCCAGCTTCTCTTTCTCCAGCTTGTCCAGCCTCTTCATCTGCTCAGCTTCTGAGAAACCCAGGCTGCTTGGGAGCGCGAACCGTTTGAAAATGAAGTTGATGGTGGCGTGCAGGTGGAAGATGGCGATCATCTCCCAGCCTTGCTCTCCCAGGGCATCAAGATCGTCAGAAGGGAGCCGCATGGCTGTGTCCTGGATCCTCATCGTGTGGTACTCCCACTGCACTGGGTAGGTGGACTTCTTCTTGGGGTCCGCCTCCTCTATGGTCTCAACCTGGGGTTTGTTGACCAGCTCCTCACCGCTTGGAGTTGGCTTTTGACTTTTGCTTTGGGGCATCCTTCTTTCTCCTTCTCTTCATTGCTTCTACTGTGGTTTCCTCGTTGCGGGGCTTCTCGGTCATCTTTCTCTTCTTGGCCACCTTCTTGGAAGGTCGTGACTTGTCATCCTTCACCTTGGGCCTGCCAGCCATCCGCTCCTCTCTCTCCTTGATAGACCTGGAGATCCTGAGCCGGTGCAGGTCCACCATCGCTTCCTCCTGGCTGCAGCCCTGACAGATGGGCTCGTTGTTCCTCCTGCTGAGAGGATTATAGCTTGGGATGGACGAGAGCTCTGCGTTCAGACAGCGGGGACAGTTGGCCATCACGTCTCCTTTCTTTGGGTGATCCTCAGCGAAGAGTACTTGGTCTCCTTGGTGGCGGCAGCAATGGTGTCGGGGCCCACCCCCAACTCCAGCAGCTTGGTCTTGCTCAGGTGGGAGCTCTTGCCTGCCACCATGGACACGGTCAGGTCATCGCTCATCACCTTGTCGACACCAGCTACGGTGAGCATGGTTCCGATCTCAGCGTTGAGCTGCTTCACTGTCAGGTCCAGCTCTTTGATCTTGGCGCTGATGTTGAAGCGCTGCCGGACTTTGTCGTCGAAGTCGTTGTCGGATAGGTAGGTGTAATTGTCTGAGAATGCTACAGGTTGTGCCATTTTATCTCCTCCTAAAACAACAGGCCGGGGGCTTATGGAAGGTTCGAGTAAAACCCACCCGTTAAGCGGGAACCCCCGGCCTATGTACCTGTGAAGAAGGCCCCGCTGACTGAGTTGCCAGCACCTCCTTACAAAAAATATTGTACCATCTATTTTGCCTCTGAGTCAACGTCAATCAGGCAGCTTTCTGGTCGGCCACGCCCTGAATCTGGACAGCGTCAGGCCTATCGATTCACCCATGGTGCTGTTGTGGCTCCCGGCCAGCCGCTGGTACTCCTCAATGACATAGATCGCGTGGGCATCCTGGGCTCTTAGCACGAATACAGGCTCCTTGGGAGGGATCCCAGGCACGGTCAGGGCACCGTACTTTACATCCATTCCTCCGCCCTCCTTAGATGGACGCTGGGCATCGTTGAGGATGTCGAAGACCTCCCTCAGGTGCGTGCGACAGCCGATGAAGTCGATGTTGGCGGTCCCCCACCTGTAGGGGGCTATCGCGCCTTGGTTCTGTGCTTCTTTACATTCCTGACAGCTCATAGTTTTCTCCTTTATCTGTAGGTGTAGAAAGCAGATGAGTGGGTCCAGGCAGTAGTCGGAACGACCACACCAGGCGCACGCCTTGTTGGGTCCAATCCCAACGACGTGAGGTTGCCTCACTTCAACTCCTTCCAAGTCTTACCCCACGCACCAGAAGCGGTGATGGGTACCCTCAGCTTGGTGGTGGCCCCGCTGAGCTGGGCCTGGATCATCGGATCCAGCAAGGTGGGCAGGTCCTCATCGAACTCCAGCATCACCTCATCGTGCACCTGGAGGATGGGCTCTACACACTCCATCCCCGTCTCCTCATCCTTCGGACGCTCATCCCAAAAGGCAGGAAGGACATCATACCAGATCCCCGCCATCGCCAGCTTGATCACCCCCTGCGCGCCGGACTGGATGGGGAAGTTGATGGCCTGCCTCTCCGCCTCCGACCTGATGGCCCTGACCTTGCTCCTGATGCCCTCCAGGTAGCGGATCCTCCCCCACATGTCCCTGACGTAGCCGTAGCGCCTCGCCTCGGCCATCTTCGCCTCCATGAAGGCCTTCACCCCAGGGTAGATCGCGAACCACTCGTCGATCATCCTCTGGCTGTCCTCGTCGGTCCAGTCTGGGTGCCCGCGCTGGTGCATCTGAGCAGTGAGGCCCATGGCCGAGATGCGAAAGATGATACCGAAGCTGACATTCTTGCTCATCATGTACTCGGTGCTCTCCTTGTCCACATCCTCAGGTCTGATGCCGTGGATCTTGGCGCAGGTGGCGAAGTGGAACCCGAGCGAGGTGGGGTCATGGAAGACCGCCAGCATGTTCTCGTCCTCGGACTCATGAGCCATCACCCTCATCTCTATCTGGTTGAGATCCCAGGAGCCCAGCATCTTCCCTTCAGGGGCGATGAACCCCTCCCGGATACGGCGCCCCAGCTTGGTACGGACAGGCTGAGCCAGGAGGTTGGGCCGAGAGAGAGCCAGCCTGCCGGTAGGGATCCTGGTCTGTCTGAAGGTGGAGCGGATCCTACTATCCTCCCCCATCCACAGTGGCAGCTTGTCGGCGTAGGTGTTCTTCAGCTTCTTCCGCTCGGTGTAGTCCAGGATCAGGGGGACCACGGGGTGTGCAGGTCGGAGAGCCTCCATGATCTTCACGTCCACCGCCTCCCGCGTTCTCTTCTTGGTCATCTTGTGGGACTCCAGCCCCAGGTGATGAAACAGAAGGTGTGCGAGTTGGTCCCCACTGCCTGGGTTGATCTCCAGGCCTCCCACCTTGGAGATCTGGCGGGTGAGGCTCTCCATTTCACGACCAAGCTCCCGCCCAAACCGTTCAAAGTATTCTTTATCTGCCATGATGCCCACCGACTGCATTCTTTCGATCATTGGGCTGCAATTTAGATCGATTTCCAGCACCTCTTCGAGCCCCATGGCCACAATCATCTGGTCCAGGATGGGGTCAATTCTGGTGGTGGCGTCAGCATCACGGCCTGAGTATTGGACCGCCACCTTCTGTGGGATATCGTCGAGGGTGGCCACCGGCATCTCACCCAGCGCCAGCTCCACAGGTAGAGCCAAATCGGGAGTCTTCTTCTTCAGGTCAGCCCACCGCGCTCTCACATTGGCGTCCTTCTCCAGGTAGTCATTCAGGATCCTGTCGATCCGCTTGTTCACACTCCACTTCTTGGACAGCCGGGGTGGCTTGTTCTCCTTGAACACCAGCTCCTCTATCGCCGGGGGCCACTCATGGATGGTGGCTTCAGTCAGGTAGTCCACGGCCAGCCTGGTGGAGGCCTCCCTGGTGATCTCTTCGTAGGAGCTCATCTCCATGCCGCAGAGCCTCTTTGCCAGCAGCTTCAGTGACTGTGGTTCCAGGCACAGTAAGTAGGCCTTGTGCATGGTGTCGGTGAACTTCTTGGGGACGATGCCGAGCTCCCGGAGCACCCCCAGATCGTAGAGGGCGTTGTGCAGGACCATCACCATCTCATTCCTGCTCCAGACCTTCTTGAATGCTTTCAGTGCTTCGGTACCCTTCTTGATGACCCACCCTGTTCCCGCATTCACTGAGAAGCTCAGCCCCCAGGCTTTGCCCGGCAGCCCCTCGGTATCTACGGCGCACCTGGTTCGCCCGGCCAGTGAGGCGTACACATCCATGGGACCTACCTCTTCGTAGCGAGGCTTCTCGATCTCATCGACCTTGGGCCAGGCCTCAATCTCTCCTGCGAGCAGGGAGTGGAGTTGCTGGAAGTCGTAGTGGATCAGCGCCTGCATGGCTGGCGAGTGCAGCCCTAGGGCCGGGTGGTAGATGGGGAGCACAACGGCCGGGTTCTTCAGCCAGAGGGAGTTCTGCCAAGGGTGGGGGATCCCGTGCACGGCATCCATCGTCACGTCCTCCCCAAGGAAGTATCGGGTGGCCGGAGCCCCGAGCGGGACAATGATCTCAGGCTGGCAGGCCTCCAGCTCCCGAAGCAGGTCCGGCTCGTCTCTGGCGATCATCTCAGGGGTGGGATCGTCATCGTTCTCGACGTGGTATTTGACCAGGTTGGTGACGAAGATGTCCTCACGGTAGAGGAAGATGCCCTCGTGGAACCGCTTGAACTCCTTGCCTGCGGGAGCCCAGGGAACGAAGGGCTCGCCCTTCCTGTCCTCTTGGACTCCGGGGCCCTCCCCCATAAAGAAGAGCTTGCAAGGCGTGGGACCGTCGCCTGGTACTTTCATTTTTTGGCCAGCATACCTTCAAGGATCAGTCGCTTCGTCTTTATATCCACAAGGCACGCCTCCAGTGCGTTGCGGAGGTCAGTTGCACTTGCATCTGCTGGGATGTCAGGGAAAGGCTCCTTCAGCATGGGGAGAAGTGACAGCTCGATATGGCAGAGCCTGGCAGCCAGTGTGTGGTTGGTTTCTTTTAGGAGCTCCTGGAATTTCTCTATTTCTGTTAAAGGAGTGAGCGTCAGCTTACCTTTGTGTTCTGTCATAGTTTCCTCTTTATATAGATGTAGGAGTATGGCTACCCTATTCCTCCTCCTCGTTTCTCCCTCTCCAGGTCAGACTCTTCCACTGTGACTTCAGGTTGCGGTGGGCGATGGGTCTCACACTCTTGGTGATGTACGCAGGGAGGACGACGTTGTGCCTCTGGAGATCCTTCATGACTGGCCCCATCGCTCGCTTCTCGTGGGTGTGCACGTCAGGGTAGAACTCCTCCTTCTTCTCATAGATCTGATCCGTGTTGAAGTACTCCATCTCCTCGGCGCACATCAGGCCGCAGTGGATCATGGCCGAGTACCACTCCCGGTGAGCGTGCTTCTTGGCTCGGGCCATCCCCTCTGCTTTGCGTCTCCTGGCCTCCTCGATATCAAACAGATTCGCCATCACCCCTCCGATCTTGGGAGCTCGAACAAGTGCCAGACGTAGGGGGGAGCCTGCCAGGTCCCGATGTACTCCTCCACCAAGGGGTCTACGGGATGGCCGGTGCCTCTCACTGCCAGGTTCCTGATCTCCCTCGGGTAGTCGGGCGCTGTGGCGACTAGGGCCCACAGTGTTGGGATCCCGTTATCGTCACCGACGTGCAGGATCCGAGAGCCACGGGGCAGCTCCAGCTCATTCTTTCCTAGGAACAATGGATACTTCCAAACTGCTTTGCTCATCGTCTTCCTCCAATACTTTGTAGTCGTCCTCGGTTAAGGTGATGGTGTTGTTGGCCTGCCTCAGTGTCTCTGCTGCCTGCCGCGCCTTCTCGGATGGTTCCTGGGGAGGTCGTTGCCCCATGATCCTCTGGCTCAACCAGCCTGGGTAGCTCTCTCGCAGTCGTCTAAGCGTCTCCTCCTGGTGGGCCTTAAACTGCTGCTGCTGCTGATGAGCCTGACCGAACAGATCATCCTCATGGATCCTCATCCTCTCTGCCAGGATACTGTTGATCCTTTTCATGATGTCGTCGTAGGTCATTTTCCTCTGATCTCCTCCACTACCTTGTTTGCTATCTTCTTTCCAATGCCGTCGATCTGGAGCCACTCGTCCGGCTCAGCCAGACACATCTCCAGCACCGTGGGGAAGTGACTCCCTACAGCCTTCGCCTTCTCCCACCCCACCTTCCAGAACTCCTTGGCTACCCTCACCACCAGGGGATGGTCCATCAGTAGAGCCGGGCGGTGACTCTTGTCGAAGACCAGCAGGCTTTTGTGCTCGTCCCACTGCTTGTTGTGCCACCAGGTGTAGAGAGCCAGGATGAAGTACCCCGTCTCCCGCCTGCTATTGGTCAGCCTCACCTTCACCCCACCCTGCAGCTCCAGGGTAATCAGCCAGCGCTGGAAGTCCTTCCACATGAATGGCCTCCCCGCCTTCTCGATGGGCTTCAGCCCTCCCTTCCTAGGGACACACATGACCCCCCACCTATCCATCTTCACGACACCTTCGATCACCAGGTAGATGCACTCGTAGTTCTTGATCAGACCTGGGAGCTGGTGCCCTGCAAACCTGCCATCGCTCAGCGAGTTGAGAGCATCGCTGATTGTCTTCACCTCTATCCCTACCGGGATGAGCTCGTCGTCGGGGCCGTTGCCTAGAAAGGACACGTCGCCGTAGGGCTGTCGCACCAAGTGTGCGTCCTGATAGACAAAGAATTTCATCAAGTCTTCACTCCCCGTCCTGTCGTCCACGAGTATCATAGGCCTATGGAATGGGTGAACATCCTCAAAGAGATCCCCTACGGCAAGGGCGGTATGGTCATCGCCTTCGTCCTGGTCATGATCCTCATCATCCTCTACTTCCAGGACCGCACACAGAAGCGAATGTTCGACCACCTCGGCAAGTTCATCGACTACCTCATCAAGAGAGGAGGCAGGCCCTAGCCGTCCTCCAGCATCTTCATGTAAGCCGCCTTCCACATCATGGAAGCACTGGCGAGCCTGTGGCAATCATCGTCTTCAGAGGATTCCATCTCTCGGATGATCGTGCAGAGTGTGTGGTTGTCGATCCTTTCGAGGAGCCTGAGGACCATAGTCATGCCCCCACCCAGCCTGGCGTGCTCCACCAGCAGCCCCCGAATAGCTGAATAGTTCTCGGCCTTTATGGCATCGATGACGGCCTCTCCCACTGTCGTCTCAGGGCTCACTCCCAATCCTCCGAGCTCGTACCTGGGAACATCATCTGAGCAATCATCGGGATGGTGTTGAACGGATCCTCGATGATCTCCCCTCGCAGGTCAGCGTTCTGCCTGCACTTGGTCACCTCTATGGTGAAGCCGTCGTCCTTGTCCCACAGCGTCCTGAGGTTGGTCTGCATCAGGTAGCCCATGCCATTGAAGCCAGCTCTCACATAGTTGCCCGTGAAGTTGGCTCTCTTCTCACCCTTCCCTTTGAGCCACTCCTCCTTCATCTTGTGGAGGAAGATCACGTTGCACTCGCTCTCGTAGGCCAGCCTCACCAGGTCACGGAACTCCGCATTCACCGGGCCGTAATGCTCCGGCAGCACCTCGGTCAACTTGCCCAACCTGGCCAACCGGATCAACTCGTGCATCTCGGTCCCGGTGTCCACGATCAGGGTGCTGAACCTCTCCAGCCCCTTGCAGTAGTCGTTGACCACCTTGTCCCAGATGGGCTCGGCCACCTTCGATGCTTCCAGGGTCATCTTTGCTTTGACATCCGTGGTGGCCTTCTTGGCAGCTTTGCTGATCATAGGGATGCGGTAGGAGGAGATGTAGA